CACCAAGTGCAGCTAAAGCATTTTCCATCTGCAATTTATTTACTGCTTCATCATCAGCTACAGCATTAGCTACCTTAAATTTTTCAGTAGCACTACCATTTTTTAATGCTTTTAAAAGTAATTGTGCTTTCAGCCAAAGTGTTCTATTTGCCAGGTTCTTATGTGGTGCATTATCAACACCATCTTCCCCACCCTCAACTGGGTCAGTAGTTTCTAGCTGATAAACTCCATCATCCCATGTTACTGTTTCTGTTATATTAGCCATTGGCTACTCCTATTGTTCCATGTGTAATTTCATTGTCATAATGGTAAGTTCCATCCCTATTTGGCAGTTGCTTATAAACAACTGCAACTAAAATACATCTTTTTGGTGCATACTCTTTGATAAGTTCTCTAGCAAACTCTGCTTTTTGGATAGATACTGCTTTTGGTACATAGATAACATACTTGTACCAATCTTCATCACTGAAGTGATTAAACATACTGTCATATCTATAAGTTCCATCCCTATTTGTAAGTTTTAGACCCTCTTTTATATCTGCATAAAGCCCATTGGCTCTATCTGTAAAACCAACCAGGTCTAAAACTTCTTCTATAGCCCATACAGTTCCTTTTCTTTGGTGAAGCAGTATTGAAGCTTTGATAAGCTTTCTTTTTTCATCTTCACTTAGAAAGTCATTCCAAAAGTCAACCTTATAGCTATAAGCTAGGTAAGGTAGATACTTTTCTTCACATAGAAGTGGATTTGCTAATGTTCTAAAGGCTTCAGTTTCACCTACAAGTGTATCAACCACATTGGCAGCTACTAAATCAGAACTATGAAGTTTTTTATCTTCAAAGGACGGTATAAGTGATTGTGTTGCCACTGTTTATTCCTATCTGATATTCTGCACACTCTACATTTGCACTTGGTGAACTGATCACAACTTCTTTTACACCATCAACTTTTAAAAAGTCGTTGATTTCAGATAGTGTTATATCTGTACCTATCTTCTTCAAAGTTTTTAAACCAGCTTCCAAACTAGCTATGGCATTTGTATATACAGTTGCTGTTTCTTGGTTTGGAAGTATTTTTAGTGTTGCTACTATGTTAAAAGAAACTTCATTAGCAGTGTTTACCACTACTGTATCAGTAAGTGGTCTTACCTCTTTTGCATTTAGAGTTTCTTCCACTCTTGTTTGCATAAGTTCATCAGCTGCTGCACTGTAGTAGTACACATTCACTTTTCCACTACCACCATTTAGAACTGCTACATCCTCTATCCTTTCATCTGCATTGAAAGTAAAGCTTTTATATGTTTCTTCACTTCCAGCAGTTGATTTATCAGCCATAGATAAAAGTATCCTAGCTCTAAAGTCTTTATCACTTTCTACTTCACTACCATTGTCAAATACATCAGTAGCTTTTGCACCAACCACAAAAGGAAGTGGTGTAGTAATGGTTTCAGTTTTTATATCACTTTGAGATATTTCCAGCTGTAGTTCTACTGTTCCAGTAGCTTTAGTTGTACCAGCTGCTATAATCACATCTTCAAGTAGTATTGCTTCATAGCTGCTAGTTTCATCAGTAAGTACTAGGTTTACTGGAACTGTTACATCTTGACTTAATGCACTGCTTAGTTCAAATTCATAAGGCACATAAGGGTATGAGCCTTGCAGCCTTTCAACTCCATAAAATGCACCGATATTATCAAGGTCAACACCAGTAGCAGTAAGTAGAAAAAATGCTTTTGCTTGGTCATTAAAATATGCTCTCAGATAAAGCTCTCTATATGCAAATGCTTCTAAGATAATCTTAAATTCATCACTTTCAAGTGGTTGCCAATCAGGAACAAGTGTCTTAAACATAGTTTCATTTTGAGATAAAACATCTTCAAAATCTAGTGTTTGAAGTACGCTTGGTGTTGGTAAACTATCTATATTAATCATTTGTAACCTCTACTACTTCACTGCTTTTTAAAGTGATAACAAAAGTCACCACACCATTTACTGGATTGATATTAAAACCCACTTTTTCTACTTTTACCCTTGGTTCATTTTTGGCTATAGCTTCAAAGATATACCTGGTAGCTTTTAGCCTAAAATCATCATCAAACTTTCTATCTCTTAGTTCATAAAGCTTACTTCCATATTCAGGTCGCATAACTCTACTTCCCAGGGGAGTTTTTAAAATTCTGATAATGCTTTCAGCAATAGTTGATATACCAGCCATGCTATGCACCATTTGGTGGAGTTGTAATACCACCAGCACCATAATCATCACCAGCTGTTTGTGTATGGTCATGTGTATCATCTATGGATGTTCTATTATGAGTTACTGAACCACCATCAAAGTTGGTGTTATCTGCTTTTATAGATATGTTTTTAGCAACAATGTTGATGTTTCCCACACAATTTACAGTTAGCTCTTTACTTGATGTATCATATGAAAATGTAGTACCATCTTCATATTCAATCACTTCAGTAGTATTGTTTGCTAGTGTTGGTTCTTTTAACTGTTTGTTAAAAATACTTCTAAGTATAAAACCACTACTTGCTTCACCAAAAGGGCATATAACTACACACTGTTCACCAGGTCTAACTGGGATGAAGTGTTTTTTGAAACTATTTGATAAAGAAACTACTGGTAAAAAGTCTGTTTCTCTATCCATTACTTTTACCCTGGCAAGTGCTTTACCATCAGCCATTTTTGTTTGTGTAATAGTCCCAAAGTTCACCAGGTTGTCTATAAGCCTTTTTAGTTCAGCTAACATCTACTGTTCCCATCTTGAAGTTATATAATTCACTTCAAATTCAAGTCTTACACCACCATAGACTGTATCTCTATGTTCTACTAAAAATTCATTTCCACTATATGCACATTGATAGCCTAGTAAGTCTTCAACTTGACCAAAAGCTTTGATAACATCACTCGAAACTTCTCTCATATTCCAAGTGGCATTTTTACCATCTTTTACAGCTATATCTATTTCAATTTTAAGCTTATGTTCTAATACTTGACCATCAGCTGCATTATCTGCTGGATCTCTTACAATGATTGCTGGGTATTCATCTTTGTCTAGTGGTTTATCCAACCATTCAAAGACATTCTTCCCAGCTTCACTATAAAAGCCATTTGCACTAGATATAAATTTCATTTGGTCAACAATAGCTGTAACTATCTTTTGTCTTATCAAATTTTCACTAATCATTGTCTATCCAAGTACACTATAGTAGTTCCATCTTTTTGTTTTGGTGCTTGTATGACACCAAAAACTTCACCATCAATTTCTAAGATTGATTTATGACTGATTTGACTAGCTTTTGAAGTTTGAACTGTAAGTGATGGTACAGTTGTTTCTACACCCTCGTACTCACCTTTATCAAAAATCACATCTGTATTTTCATCAAAACATAGATAATCTAAATCTACTGTAGTACCATTGGTGGTATGCTTACACACACCACCAAACTCACTACAGTTTGATAAGTCAGCTTCAATCATTTCATCAAAATTCATAGTGGTTATTCTTCACCGTCTTCATTGTCAGCTTCATTGATAGCTTCAATGATTTGTGCCTTAGTCATGCTTTCATCTACTTCAACACCAATTCCATCTGCATAAGCTAACAACTCTGCTTTTTTCATCTGTTCGATAGGCACTGTAGTGTCTTCTTTTATTGGTAAATCTTTTTCACTATCAACCACTACAGCTTTGCCAAGACTTACTAGAAGATTTGCATTTTTATCTTCTAGTTCATAAGTTTTTCCAGCGATTAAATCTTTACCAGCACATACAGTGCTTCTAGTTATTTTGATTGTTTTCATCATTTACCCCTTACGCTGTTACTTCTGCGTCTTTGATTGCTGCAAAACTTTCAGGTCTTCTTACTAAAGTATCAGCAAATTGGTCAGCTTGAATACCAACAAGCCCAGCTTCTCTTAACTCTTTTGTATATGGGTCAACTGTTAAATCTATACCACCCCATAGACCAACAAGTAAATCAGCAAAATTACCAAAGATAAGTGCTGATAAATCAGTGCCTGTACCTTTAGTTAAGTTTGATGGTAGTTGGTTTGATGTTTGATAGCCATAACCATTTAAGTCCGTACCCTCTAAAATCATTTTAGGATTACCAGTAGTGATAGGTGTTTTCTTCAAGAAACCTCTAGTTCTAGCGTTCATCAAGTAAGCTAGTCTTCCAATATCTGCATTATCTACAGCAATTTCAGTTTCCATATCAATAATATGGCTGTTTGCTATTGCACCACCATTGTCACCGATAGAAACAAGACCAATACCAGTAGTGCTTAAAATTTTAGAAATAGCGTCTAAGTCAATTTTTAGACCGATTTGCGTTAACAAGTCGTTTCTAATCATATTTTCAACACCTACAGATGATTGAATTAACATTTGCTTTCCATAAGCAGTTCCACCAGCAAATCTTCTAGGTGACATTGTAAACTGATCTAGCCCAATATCACTGTTTGTTAATGTTTCTGTTTCACCAAGTTCTAAAATTGTTAAAGATGAAGTTTGTCTTGGGAAAGATACATTTCCAGTAAGACCTGGTAAGATTTCTGCTAGTTGCATTACAGCTGATTTGTTTTGTAGCAGTTCGATTAAACCACCCATTTGAGTATCAACTGTTACACCACTTGTGCTAGTTACTGTTAAATCTTTTTGAAATACATCAAAAGGAACTAAAATACCACTTGCAGTTACACCACTTTTCTTTTGTGCTTCTTGTGACATTTCATATTCAAAAGCAGCAGCGTCTTGTGCTCTCCTATCATTTGGATTTGCTAAAGCCCATAATGCTCTTTGGATAGAATATTTTTTTATCTCTTTTTCATTCATACCGATTTCAGGCATAGCTGATTTTGTGTCGATACTTGGTTTTGGTTCACCTAACTTTGTAAGAACAGCTGCTCTAAAATTGTCTAAACTTACACCATCATCAATAGCTCTACTTGCTTCTTCACTCATACCATGAGCAGAACCGATAGCTGTGATTTCTCTAACTCTTGTTCTTTCTTCTTTTGTAGCTTCACTTCTTACGTTATCTACATTTACTTCAGGTTTTTGTTCATCAGGTTTTTGTCCTGGCATTTCTTTTTCCTCGCTTTTATTTTTTTGATTTATTACTTTTACTGGATTGTTTTCTAGGTCATTTTCACGACCTACACCTACTGTATCATCAGCTGGAATTGACAC